AACATCGAAGACGGCATGGTATTCAAACAAGTGCACTCTGACTTGGAAGCAGAAGGTTTCCAAACAAAATGTTTCGTACTTCCAGCTGCTAGCGTCAACGCACCGCACCAAAGATACCGTACGTTCTTCATCGGACAAAGTATGGAGAACTCCAGACGCTCATTGCAATCGGGGGGCATCAAGCAAGGAGAGAATGCAGATGAAGATGGACAAGGGGATGCCCATCAGCTTGAACGATCAGGTGGCACACGAGAAAATGCTATGGCCAACAGCAACAACAGACACAACAGACAGAAAGAAGAAGTATGCACAGGGGGGAACGCCTCTGAGCCTAGCAGTGAAGATGTTTCAGACACCAACGAGCAGATGCTGGAAGGACAATGGCAAGAGCCCCAACGAAGCCAAGAGGAATTCACCGACATTAGCGAGTCAAGCTGGTGGGAGCTTGAACCCGATGTGGGTAGAGTGGCTCATGGGATTTCCAATAGGGCACACAGACTTAGAGCGTTAGGCAATGCAGTTGTGCCACAGATTATATATCAATTGGGCAAAGCCATAGGAGTTGCGGAAGGCCTTGACACACAATAGTATTTGTGGTATAAGCCTTGCATGAATTACAGAGAACAAACAGAAGTAATAAGAAACATACCAATACATACAGGGCAGTCCTTAAGAATGGATTGCCCTTTTTGTTTTCATAACAATACTTTACAACTGACCAAAGAAAGTGGACAGATGAAATGGTATTGTTTTAGTGCATCATGTAATGCAAAGGGAGTTCTTGACACAGAAAAAACAATGGAGGATATTACTTATATGGTAAACAAAAAATCAGAAGACAAAATAAAATGGACAGTACCTAGCCACTTTCAGCCAGGACATTCTACTCATAGGGTAGCAAAATATTTAAATGAGAACAATTGTATTGATGCATATAATTATCGCAACGCTAACATACAATATGATCCACAGAATCACAGAGCTGTGTTCATGATCAGAGATGACAAGCACAATATAATTGGTGGTGTCGGTAGAGCCATGCGTTCAGACATTATGCCTAAGTGGTATGTGTATGGTAGAAAAGATTTTCCATACATATGTGGTGAGGGAGATGTTGCAGTGTTAGTAGAGGACTGTGCCTCTGCCTGTGCAGTGTCGCAAGATTTTGCAGGCGTTGCACTTATGGGTACAAGTTTACCAGATACTTTTATTCCTGTACTACAAAAAAAATATAAAGAAGTTATAGTTGCATTAGACAGAGATGCTACCACTAAGTCTTTTGATATAGCAAAGGCACTTGAGAGTGCCAAGCTAAAGGCAAGAGTTGTTATACTAAAAGATGATTTAAAATATTATAGACCTGGAATGATAAAGGAGATGCTATGCAAGAACGACAGCTAATAAAATTATTACTTAAGAAAAAGTTTTATGATAAGAACAAATCAAAAGTATCCAAGACCACATTTACAAATGGACTTGGGAGTGTGTTCACTACGATACAAAAAGCACACGAAGACTATGAGAAAGATTTATCTATAGATGAACTTATAGATTTACATTTAGAAAAATATAATCCTGCTTTGACCAGAGCTGCACAAGTAAACTTTAAATCTATGGTGAATGAAATTAAAGATGAACAAGAGCCTAATGAAAATGTTGTAGAGGATATACTTAGTGCTGTACATAAAAGAAATCTTGCACATAAAGTAGCAGTAGTAGCGACAGATATATTTAATGGTCACAGTAGATCTTTCAATGATATCAAGGACTTACTTGAGGGTACACAAGAAGAAGTACAGGAAGAAGAAGCAGTGACTGATGATATAGGAGAACTTATAGAAAGTTTAGAAATACAAACTAAGTTTGAATTTAATCTGCCAAGTTTGCACGAGCAGGTTCCAGGTATAGGTGCAGGTAATTTAGTTATACTATTTGCCAGACCAGAGTCAGGTAAGACTGCGTTCTGGGTTAATCTTGTTGGGGGCATACAAGGTTTTGCATCACAAGGTGCAAAGGTACATGCACTAATTAATGAAGAGCCTGCAGTTAGAACACAGATGCGAGTTATAAATGCACACACAGGCATGACTAAAGAAGAGATATTAGATAATATGGATTTAGCAAAAGATAAATGGAAGGATATAAAAGATAATGTTAAACTTATGGATACTGTTGATTGGACTCTTGACGATGTCAACGCTCATTGCGAACAGCACAAGCCTGACATACTTATTATTGATCAGTTAGATAAAGTAAATGTTGTTGGTAATTTTTCACGAACAGATGAGAAGCTACGAGCAGTGTACACTGGTGCAAGAGAGGTAGCAAAACGACATGAGTGTTGTGTCATAGCTATATCACAAGCATCGGCAGACGCACATGGTAAGACAAGTATATCATTTGATATGATGGAGAACTCTAAGACAGGTAAAGCTGCAGAGGCAGACTTGATCATAGGTATAGGTAAACATGGTAGCCTAGACTCACTTGATACTACACGAGTGTTGTGCATAAGTAAGAATAAGATATCAGGCTATCATGGAGAGATTACTTGTAATATTGAACCACAACTATCAAGGTACAGAGTATGATTACAGTATTTGATGTAGAGACAAGTTTTCAATTGATTAATAAAAAGGTAGACCCCCTTCCTTTTCATAAGGATAACTGCCTAGTTAGTGTGGGTATCAATGATGAGTACTATTTTTTTAATCACAACAACCATGACTTTGATGTGGCAAAAAATCATAAGGCAGTTCAGGCTATCTTAGATAAGACTACTCTACTGGTAGGACATAATGTTAAGTTCGATTTAGTCTGGATATTAGAGTCAGGGTTTAAGTATGAGGGCAGATTGTATGATACTATGATAGGTGAATATGTTTTACTTAGAGGATTACGTAAACCATTGTCTTTAAAGGAGATATGCAGACGAAGAAGTATATCATTAAAATCAGATGTTGTAGACGAATACATGAAACAAAAGATTTCGTTTGAGGATATACCTATAGATATTATAGAACAGTATGGTAGACAAGATGTAGTATCTACTAGAGCTCTATTTAATTCTCAGATGGCAGACTTTAAAAAGTCTGACAACAGAGTGCTACTAAAATCTGTTAAGATGATGAATGAATTTTTACCTGTGCTTGCTACTATGGAGAGAAATGGGATTAATATTGATGTGCCTGGACTTGATGATGTTGAGCAACAATTTAAAGAAGAGTTTGGAACTATTGCACAGCGTATTAAGACTATTATTTGGGAGCAGATGGGTGATACACCTATCAATCCCGGTAGTGGTGAGCAGTTATCTTGGCTTATCTATTCTAAAAAAGTAACTGACAAAAAGAAATGGGCAGAGATGTTTAACATAGGTATAGACAAGACTACTAAACGTAAAAAGAAACGACCGATATTTTCTAAATCAAAATTTAAAGATGCTGTAAACTTTAACACTACACCTATAAAAAAAACTGTAGCCAACCAATGTCATAGTTGCAGCGGTACAGGCACTAAACAGAAGACAAAAGTAAATGGAGATCTATACAAAAATCTATCTAGATGTGACTTGTGTTCAGGTGTAGGTTTAATATATTCTTACATAAATAAGATAGCAGGATTCAATCAAACTCCTGTCGGAGTATCTGAAGTTGCTGATGGTGGATTTAAAACTGATAGAGAAACTCTCAAGAAGATATCCATGCGAGCACACGGTGAGTTAAAAGAATTTGTAGATTTAATTATAAGATACAATGCAATTGATACTTACCTTAATACTTTTGTTAATGGTATGCGTGATCATGTAAATGAAGATAGTATACTGCACCCTAAATTTATGCAGTGTGTTACTGCAACAGGCAGACTGTCAAGTCGTGACCCTAACTTTCAGAATCAACCAAGAGGTAACACCTTTCCTATTCGTAAAGTAATTACATCTAGATTTAAAGATGGTAAGATTATGGAAATTGATTTTGCCCAATTAGAATTTAGGACTGCTGTATTCCTGGCCCAAGATAAGCAGGGTATGCAAGATGTTCTTGATGGAGTTGATGTGCATCAGTTTACTGCAGATACAATTGGAGTAAGCAGACAAGAAGCTAAAGCACATACTTTTAAACCTTTATATGGTGGCATGTCTGGTACTGAAGACGAAAAAAGATACTACAAAGCATTCTTAGATAAGTATAAAGATATAGCAAAGTGGCATGAAAGATTACAAAGCTCTGCTATTGAGATTAAAAAAATTAAGACTCCTTCAGGTAGAGAATATGCATTTCCTTATGCTCAACGTATGGCATGGGGAGGTTCTAGTTATTCAACACAGATAAAGAACTATCCTGTGCAGGGATTTGCTACAGCTGATGTAGTACCCATAGCTTGCATCAATGCCTACAATCTGATGCGAGATAAGAAAGTAAAAAGTTTACTTATAAACACAGTACATGACTCTATAGTTGCAGATATATATCCCGGTGAAGAGGATACTATGGCAGATCTATTAGAGTTAGCTACATTTAATGTTATACAATCTCTTAAGTCTTACTACGATCTTGACTTTAATGTGCCACTTGACACTGAGACTAAGGTAGGATATAATTGGTTAGATATGAAGGAAATAAATAATAAATTAGAAAGGTCAGTAGTATAATGTTATATTTTTTAGAGTGGTTGTTTGATTTTGGTGTGTTTTTAGCCATATTTTTACTAGTAATAGTATGTGTTTTAGCTTGACTTTTTTTAACAAACAGTGTATACTAATTTTAATAACAAACAAGGAGGACAATAAATGTCTAACAATGAAGTAGCAAACATAGATGGTTTATCACAAGATCAGATCATGTCTATGATTGGACAAGAGAAATCTTCTACTGGTAACTTCTTACCGAAGCTCGCTATAAATAGATTTCCAGAGAATGACGATGGTGCGGAAGTACCAGTAGGATCATACGGTGTGTATGTTCCTGAACTAGATAGCATGGCTTATGGAAAGCC